CAACGAAGTGGTTGGGATAGTTGGGGAAATCAAACAAACAAGTTTTAAAGAAAAGGGGGCAATTAAGCCCCCTCTTTTTTAGTACCCTTTAGGTTTTGACTTCTTCTTCTTCTTCATCATACACTCCTTTTGGCTTTTAGTTTAGCTTTCTTACTTAGGTCTTTAAAATGAAATAACTTTACTGAAGTTTTAGTATGGCTTTTATTACTGTGTAAATCACCATTAGGCATCTTGTGTGTATTACCTGTAAATAAAGTACCATCTTTTTTATAATGTTTTTGGTTCTTCATACTGTTGTTTTCTTTTTATTTTTAGGAAACCCAGCCTTCATATTTGCATAAGCCGCAGGTGAGATTGTTGATTTCTTTTTAGACCTGCTTGTACCTTTCTTTTTTCTTGCGTTAATATTAGCGTACAATCCTCTAGTCATATAAACTCCTTGTTACCATTTAGTTTTGTTAGCCCAGTAAGCTGCTGAACATTTACCTTTGGCTATGTTTTTTGCGTGTCTTGCTTTAAATGATTTGCGTTTAGCTTTCATTCTAGCAGACTCACCAGCTTTAGCCTTACCAGCAGTCTTAGCACCTTGTTGTCCAAACCTAATAGTCTTAGGCTTACCATCACACATGGCTACAACTACATGAGATTTAGTAGGGTGGTTGGGTGTACGCTTTGGTTTATTATAACCTGATACACCTATTCGTTTTAAGATAGAATCTTTTTTAGTAGCCATATCTTTCCTTTTCTGATTCTGCCCTACCGCCAGCCAAACCAAACATACCTGGTGTTGTTATATTTAAAGGTTTGCTAGCTACTTCTGCTGACCTTCTCATTTTTTGTTGTACACCAGTTTGTCCAGCTACTGCTCTTTGAGCAGTTTGTGTAGCTAATCCTCTACCCAAAAGAATACCAGCACCTACACCAGCAGCAGCTCCTGAAATACCACCAAAACTTAGCCCAATAGTACCTAATACACCAGTTGCAGCTAAATTAGCAAAAATTCCTTTTTCTTTTGTAGCATTAATATTTAAGTTGTCAAGTTCTTTTTGAACAATTTCTAAGTCGTTTAACAATGATTGTATTTCTTTATTATTTTCTGATCTTTTTTGTGACTCTCTTAAAGTTTGTTTTTCCAACCTACTTGCACTTGAAGTTTTCTTTCTTATTCTTTTTAACTTAGATGCTGTTTGTTGTCTAATTTGTTTTAAAGTTTTTTCTTTTGATTCTGTTGCCTTTTTTATAGAATTTTGAAGAGAGGTTTCAAGTTCTTGAGTTCTTAAATCCGATAAAGTTTTAAGATCATCTGCTTCTTTTCTAAGATCACCACGACCCTGTCTTGCTTGTGATTTAGAGTTATTTTTTATTGCTCTTACCCAATTTTCACCATTAAAAGATCCTTTATTACCAGCAGTTGATGCTTGAGTAACTGCATCTCTTAAAAGTATTTGTGTTCTCCACTGTGATACTTGATCGTCAAATTGCTTAATGTCTTTTTTAGAAAGTTGTCCTCTAACCTGTTTATCAAGATGTTTTTGTAAACTTTTAAAAACCATTTGTTGAACAACAGCTTGTGGACTATCTGAATTAAGATTTGCCCTAGACCCTAGTTGAGAACGCAGTGCTGTAAAAGAGTTACCATCAATTACACCATCAGGACTTCTTTGAATTAAAAATTCTGACATATTTTTTAAAATTGGTAAAGACTCTGCTTGATTAACAGCAAAAATAGGATCTTCTTTTAATTCTTTTCCTATTTGATTCATTAAACTTTCTGTATTAAGTTTAAAATTTTTATTTTTTAACATAGAAAAACCATGGTCAAGCCAAAGATTATCTACTTTTTGCATTGCAGAGTTTGCATTTGTTGTACTTAAAACATCACTAATTTCTTTTGAAGTAGCTCCAGAAGGAAGGCTATTAGTAATAGCTTTTAATCTAAAAGCACTTTCCATTTCTTGAACTTTTGTATCAAGTTTTGAAACACTTTTTAGTTTTTCTACATCCGATACATAATTACTTTCTACAACGTCTTGTAATACCTGTCGATTATCACGAACACTGTCAATTAAATCTCTTCTTAACTCACCACGCTCTTGACTAGCTAGTGCATTGTCAATTTTTGCATCATTAAAAGAATCTTTTGCTTTTTGTCTAGCAGAATCATAAGCACTTTTTGCTTCCTGTACTTTTTGTTTTATTGGATCTATAATTCTTTTTTCTTGTTGTTTTATTGGAAACTGACCACCAAAACTAGCTGCAACAACATCCCTATATGTTTTTCCTAAAGTTCCTTGAAACTCTTTGTCATAATCAGAAGCTAAAGTAATAGGAGTAAAATCATCTCCTTTACCTAAGTTTTTAGCAACCCTTTGTTTAGCAGCACCTTGATATATAAAACCAGCACTTTTTAAAGCTACAAGACCTCCTAAACCCCATTTTGCACCTGTTTCAAAACCTTCTAATCTATCAGCTTTATCAGCAGCACCTGCACCTGCAATACCACCTATTCCAGCCCCAGCCCCAAGAGTTTTTGTAGCACTTTTTGCTTTTGAAGTTAATGTTTTTTCTAATAACTTACTACCTGCTTTAGTAGCTCCCACTCTTAATGCCCCAACACCTCCTGTTGCTAATCCACCTACTAAATTTAAAGTTAAAGAAGCAGCTGGATATTGTCCTCTATACTCTTGTTCTTCTTTAACAAGTTGGTTAAAAGTATTGTTATAGGATTCTGAATAATCTCCACCTTGTAGTGTATTTGCTGCTGCTGAAATACCTGCTAGTGCCTCATTACCCCAACCTAGTGTTATACCATCAAGAACCATTCTACTAGCAACTAAAGGGTCATCCATCCAACTTCCACTTTGAATTTTATAGGCATCTGCTGATTGTTCTTCTTTAGCATTAATTTCAGCTTTATAAGCCTCAAAGTTAGCAAGACTTTCGTCAGTAGGGTTTGCATCAAGTATAGCAGTTTCACCATTAGATAGGGTATAAAGAACACTACCATCACCAAGTATTTGTTTAGTTTCTTCTGTCATTTTTTAAACCCCTAATTTAAAATCTTTTAGCACTAATTTCTTTTACTCGTTGTTTATAAGCATCTCTTACTGGCTTATCATATTGAGCCAATAAAAATTTTTCATGTTCAACACCTATATTGTTTATTGTTTTTATAGCGTTATAAATTGAAACTTCATCTTTTCCAAGTTCGTCATTTAATCTTTCAGCTTCTGATTCTGAAACAGCAGCTCCAGACCTTAGTTTTATAATAGCATTTTTATAATTTTGAATTATATTATTGTTTATTATTGCCTCTTTACTAGCAACAGTTGGGAACAATGTGGCAGCAAGCCTTCCCAAATCCATCTGACCTATTCCTGGTATGTCTGGAGAACCCCCTAAAGGATCTTCTAGTGTAGCTTTATAAGGAGCAAAAACTTTATCTGTTTGTGTTCTTAAAGAATAAAGTTCTGATATACCAGCTTTTTCGATTTCTTTTCCTAAATTTGTAATGTTAGTTTTAAACTTATCAACTGATTCTAATGCTCCTTCAGTAGACAATCCTCCTTTTTCATACAACTCAGATTCAAAAGTTAAACCTGAACTAGCTAGTTTTTCTTGTACTGTTTCTTTTACTTCTTTTTCGTTTATAGCTTTTTCTTGAAGATCAGCAAAATCTATTGCTCTTTGTGGAAGACCATATTTCTTGGATAGTCTTACCATTTCTCCAAAATATTCTGGTGAATTTTTTTTAAAGTTGTTTGATAGGTTTGTAAGATCCGCTTCTTTTTCTTTAGCTTCTTCCATCTCAGGATCACCAAAAATATTACGAAATGCTTGTGTACCAAAACTTCTACCAAAAGCTCCCCCAATTTGGTCAGTTATTGAAACTCCTCTTTGTTCATCTAATGCTTTTTGCAACTGCGTGTCTTTTTTTTGTTGTAATGTTCTTTTTTCAGTAATTTTTTTAACACCACCACCAAATATGTTTTCCACTAAACCTGTCACTGACATAATATTATCCTTTTTTATGTAAATGCTTTATCTGCTAATAAACTGCCACCTTGTGTAGCAAATGCCAAACCAGCTTGACCAAGTGCTGAACTAAATAATCCACCACCAGAGGTTGCTTGTCTACCAGCACTAGCTAGTTGTGCACCCGATCCAGCAGAGGCTGATTGTGCAGCAGACCTAGCAGCTTCAATACTAAGACCTTGATTAACAAGAGCCTGTTCAAGTTCAGCAACAGTACCAAATGCACCCAATGCTCCTTGAAAACCACCTAATAAATTAGCTGCTTGTTGTTGTCTTTGTTGTTCGTCAATGGCAAATTGTTGTGTTGCTTGAGTAAATGCTTGTTGTTGTTCTTGTTGTGCTTGCTCTCTTGATCTAGCACTTAATTCAGTTAAAGCTCTAGACTGTGCTAAACCTAGTCCATAAGCATCTGGTTGAACCATACCAACATTACCAGCACCTGCTGTTTCACCTGCTAGTTGTAATCCTAATCTACCCTGACCAAACAAATCAGATTGTAGTTGTTGTCTTTGTTGTTCAAAAGAAGGTTCAAGTAATGCAGATTGAGTTCTAAAGATATCTCTAGCTCTTTGTTCGCCAGTATCAACACCACCAAACATAGGTAACTCTCTACTAGCCTGGTTTAAAAAACCACCTAAGAAGGGTTCTGCACTAGATAAACCAGTACCAGCTATATTTGTAAGTGTTGGCTGTATATCAGAAGCTACATTAAAACCAGAGCTACCAACTTTTGTACCAGTAGTAGTACCTACCTGACTTGTATAAGTGTAAGGTTGAAACTGTGCAGCAGCGTAGGGCTGTGCTGGTTTGGCTTTTTGACCCCCACCACCTAAAACTTTACCCATTATTATTTACTCCTTTAACAAAGATTGTTCTATTATCGCCTTCAAAATCTTTTATAACTCCAATATATTTGAATCCGTACATATCTAAAAACTTCCTGTGTTTGTTATCATTATCTATCTGTGCTGCAAAAATAGGTTGATTGTATTTTCTTACTAAAAAATCTAATCCTGCTTTCATCTTTTTATTTGTTGTCTTGTTCCATTTATATACATCACAGTGTACAAACAACAGGTTACTATACTCTTCTAGGTAAGCTGTAAATGCTTCATCTTCTATTACAGGAACTTTATCCATATTTTTCTACAAATTTTAAAATGTCTTGTTTGTCTAAAACATATGCTTCTAAGTTAAAGACTCCGTTGTTGATATGTTTTAAAATACGATGTCTGCCATCTATAAGTCTGTACTGTTTACCTTTAGGATTTTCCATAGTAGCTACAATAATAGGGTAACTACAATCAGCTAGTTTATATCTAACACTTTCTTTATCTATACTGTCTAACTCTTTATACCCTATACTAGATACACTTATTTCTTGTGAAACTAGCTTTCTTAACTTAATAAGACTATACAAATTTTTACAATCTACTTTTAACGAATCTTTTGTAATTGCCCAATCACCTTCAAGAAGATGTATCATACAGTCTAAACCCTATACTAACTCTGTTTCCTTCGCTATAAATACAATGCCACAACTTATCATTTTTTGGTATATCAAACTCTTTTATATCTACACCTTTCTTATCCCAAACTGTAACAATATCTCCTTGTTTGTTCTTATATCTAAAAAAAGATTTATTATCCGAGTAAACAATATAAACTCTTTTACAAGGTTTTTCAGAGTTAGTGTGCCAACCCATATAACCAGTGGGAGGATAATAAAAAAACCCACTATTTATAATATTATAGTTAGGGTATATCTCTTTTAATAAATGAATAAACTTATTATTTAATCCTTTGTTACTTAGGTCTATCAAATTTCTATTGATAGCTACATTAATATCTATGTTTGGTAAAGCCTGTTTAGAAACATTATTCTTTGCATCTAAATTTATTTCTGCACTATCTTTATATTTTAGTATAATATCTTTTGCTAAACTTTCTGCTTTAGAATAAATCTTTGTATTTTTCATCATAGTCTGTTGCTAATTCAAAAGGTATTTTATTAGCTATTTGTTCTGGGGTAGTGCAACTTTGTAAATCTAAAGTAGAAGTTAAGTTTCTCAAGGCTTGTTTGTCAGAGTTAATAACTTCTAGTAAGTCTTGCCTACCTTCTGACAAAGCCCTAGATTGATACATATCTAAAATTTTAAAGACATTTGTTCTAATCTCTCTATAAAAATCTAAAAACCATAAGGAAAGTAGTTCTAAGTCAAACTCTATATCTGTAAAGTTATTATTAAACCTTAGCTTATCTACATGAATAGACATACCTAACTCTTTTGATTTAGGGTTTGTATTAAAAGGTTTTATAACAGTTTTAGAAGTTCTAGGAATAACTCCCATTTCTTTTAACTCTTCTACAGACTTGTCAGACACAGTTAAAGAAACTTTAGGAGTTCCTTCTGGAAATTGAAAGAAAATATTTTTCATTTATAATCCTCAGTAAAGGGTTGCTACAATGTAAGTTGGGTCTACTGCTGTAATACCAAACATTTGTGTGGCATTACCATCTCCATCAGCTGCAACAAACACTATATAATTATTAAAACTACTTTTTGCTTTTAAACTAAAACTTGTTGTAGTCCTGCTACTAACAAAACAGTTATAAACAAGAAGGGTATTATTAGCACTAGTATTTGTGTTGGCAGTTTGAGATACAGTACCTTCATCTACATTACCTACTGTCACTGCCCAATTAGATGTACCATCTTGTAATGACGCATCACAAGTAATCGTATAGTCACCTGTTCCTACTTTAGTTAGTGTTAAGTTTTGAGAAGCTATAGTAGCTCCTGTAGCACCATTAAAAGCTATAAAACCCCTACCTGCTGCAATAGCATCTTGAACAAAAGCTGTATTAGCTAATTGTGTACTGTCGTCAGTAGCTGTTGGTGTAGGTGTAGTTGGAGTTCCTGTAAAAGCAGGAGAAGCTATATTTGCTTTTAAATCAATTGCTGCTTGTAATGTAGTTTCTGTAGTTTGTAATGAAGTTTCTATTACATTATCAGCAGCAGTAACAAAAGCAGTCGTAGCAATTTGTGTTGTATTAGTGTCAGCTACAGCAGTAGGGGCTAGTGGTGTTCCAGTAAGAGTTGCACTATTAATGTCAGCCTTACTATTAACTGCTGTTTGTATAGCACTAAACTCATCATCAATCTCAGTACCTTTTACAATCTTGTTAGCGTTACCTGTAGTCAGGGCATCTTTAGCTGCAAAGTCTGTTGTTTTTGAATAATTACTCATTTATATAATCCTACCTAGTTTTCCGTAAATATCTACTTTTTGTATACTCAAAGAACCACCATCAATTTCTGCTTCTATACCTAACTGAAAGATGCTTCCCGAACCTGATACAGATGAATCTAATCTATCTAATGATATACCTGCTTGATACTCTGCTACACTTGCTGCATTAGCTCCATACTCTGCTGTTCCGTACTCTGACACTGGTATATCTTTTATTGTAAACGGAAAAGAAAAGTAACTTGTTACATAATCAAAACCAGCTTTTAAATTAAATGGCTGTCCAGTAGAACCAATAACAGTTACAGCAGCTCTTTTTAATAACTTGTTTTGATTTGGATAATTTAAATCAAAGTGATTAGTAAAGTAACTCATAGTGTAAGGAACAGAGTTATCTGTAAACCCACCATATTCTGCTATACCATTAGCTTGTGTAACATACATTTCTTTTGTTGTTTTATCGTAAACAAAATCAGTGTGGTCTAAGTTGTTCCAAGTAGTAACTCTATAAGAACCATCTTCTAGTGGTCTACGAGTATCAAACGCATAAATAGTTTTTGCTTCTGGTAAAAATATTAAATAAAACGCTTTCTCAGGAAAGTAACAAGACTTAATTAAACTAAAGTCAGACTCTCTATTTACATTACCTAAAAAAGAATCTCTTATATTTTTAGATATGTCATTTAACTTAGCTGATTTTTCTTGTATTGTTCTACCTAAACTTCTTAATCCTGTAGCAGATAAAAATAAAATATCTGTGCCTGTGTTTTGTATTGTATCTCTAGTAATACAACCAACACCTTCTAATACTTCTACTAATTCTAAAGTGTTTACATCAAAGCTACCTTGAAAACTATCGTTGTCTTTAAATATAATAATGTTGTTCTTACAAAATATAATTAAATTACCATTGTGGCTACCAAGCCCTGTAACGACATCTGAGCCTTTTGGAAGCACACCTGCTATGTTGATACTACCAGCACTCCCACTGCCCCATTTAGTACCTTCTAAGAGGTCTGAGAAGTATACAGTAGTCTTGTTGTTGGAAGTGTCTGCTGCCCAGAGTCTACCATAAGCACTCATTACTATGTTTGCATTAGGTACTGTACCTGTATAATCAGCGTGTTGGTCTATGCTTTTAAACTCATCAGCAGTAGACTCATTAGTGTAGTACAAAGGTTTGTAACCTGCTTGAAAGAAATAAGCCCTATCATTCAAGGTTACACACTGCCAGTTACCTGCTGATATAGTATCAGTTGTAGTGGGTGTTATTGTAGTAAGTGTAATAAAACCTTTTTTAAATGTAGTAGCGTTCCAAGATATAAAAGTATTAGCACCAGCTACATCTAAGAAAGGGTGCATACCTAATAAATTAATACCATCACTACCTGTTGTACGATAAAACCAACCTTCTCTTGCACCTAGTCTACCAAACTCATCAATAACACAATTGTTTGCATCAAGAGCAAAGCTAGGGTCATTAGACAAACTAGACTCTTGAGTATTTAAACCTAAAAATGCTGGTGCTACCAGTGATGCTGTTACTAATTCTTTTGCCATATTAGTTTGTACTCACAATAAATGGTACTTCTTCAACTGTAAGGATACAAGAAACTCCTGTACCACCTGCACATGAACCTTTAATTTTATAACCAGCTTCTAGCATTACATAACCACCATTCATTTGTAATTCTATAAAGTCACCAGAGCTTAAACTCTTATCACCTAATACTGTTATCTCTGTAGAGTCAAAGTTAATAGTTACATTTACATCGCCTCTAGTAGAACCTGCACTATTAGATACAAAAATAAGAACTAACTTTGCTCTCATATTATTAGGTACTGTGTATACATCTGCTGGTGATGATGCTAGTGATTCTACAAAGACTGTTCTAGCTTTCATACCACACTAACTCCTCTGGGTGTTTGTTACCATCTAAAGTTACTGCATCTTGTAAAGCATTAGTAGCTCTAGCATAAGCACTAACAGGGTTGATACCACCATCTTCACCACGCTCCTCTACTGCCATTGCATAGGCTAATAGCTCTACTGGTTTAGTTGGTACAGTTAATGTATCAGCATCATTTACTAAATCGTCTGACCTAAGTACACAGTTAAATCTAATTGTGTATGCTTTGTCTGGTATAGGATATAGGTCTACTTGTGTATCACCATCAGCACTAACTCCGTTAAACGAATAGTAATAAGGTGAGCCTGTTGCTACATCATTACTTAAAAAGAATTTATTAAAATCGTGTGCTGCTTTGTAATCTAAGAAAAAGTTATCTGTTACATTTGTTGCATCTAATACTGTTAAAGCATTTAAAGAACCATTTAGTTCATAGTTAAAAATACCATTAGATGTAGTAGCACTTAGTGT